TGTCTGATACTGAATGCTTTCCCGAATCATCCTGTAACAGCTCTGTTTGATTTCCTGACATATGGCGAATTTTTCAGCCTTTGGGAAATGTACCAACATCGGATAAATGATCGTGTTCAGAAGAACCTCACCCTTTTTCTGCAGTGATAAAGGTTCGATCATATATAAACCTTCTTGTCAGCATAAGTTCCGGATGTAATCACAACGGCATCTGAAGAATCTATCTCATCAATAGTTACTTGCGTCATATCTGAAGAATCAATCAGATCTTTTAATTGCAGCTGAAATGTTAATTTCGCAATATCAGACATACTCACAGCTAAATTATTTGTGTTCTTTTGAATTTGATGTGTATATGTTTCAATCTGTACCTTCATTTCTTGCGTTGTCTGTTTGACAACCGCCAGTTCCCCAGTTATCGCCACCGCTTTGTCAATTTTACTTTCCTGCTCATAAAATTTTGTGTCCAACTGGTCAAGCGCTTCGTTAATATCACTAATGTCGGCAAAATCCTCGTAGTCAGGCTTTTTAAACTTAAAATGTTCTGTGTACTGCATTACAATACCTCTTCTTTCATCATGCGCCATGTCTTCTGTAGTGCCTGCTGCCATGTCAGATTTTCATTTATTTTTTTCCACGTGTTGTATCTGAGTGCTACGGATATCAAATAATCCAATGGTACCATCTGATCAAGCATATCAATCACGCTTTTCTGCATCCTCTTTCGCGTCAGCTCAACAAGGCAAAAGACAGTTTTTGTATTCAAGTCGATTTTTAATACATACTGATTCTCTCCCAGAGTTGCGTCCATTTTTTGTCTTAGTACAGTTTCTGTGTACAGAGGGCTGTCGTACCATCTGAGAAGCACTTCTAATCGCCTGTCTTCTATAGAATCTGTATCCCGTGGATTAATCCCGAGAATCTTTTCTCTATGTGCAATGCCAGACTCTTCAGAAGATCGTATGCAGATATCGTTATCCAATTCGAACAGTGCTCTTTCCAGAATATCTCCAACTTTATCTCCAGCATCAATTGCCGCTTTAACATCCTTTATATTTAGTATCACTTCCGGATACTCAACGTTTACGTGCATGTGATATCACCTCTTACCGGTACCGTGCCATTTGTAATCTGCAGATTTTGTTCTGAATCATTTATTGTTGTCCCAGCAACATCAATAACTCCATCAATCTGTACAATTGCTGACTCTATCTGTAGAATACGAACTACAATTGCATTACTATCTTCCCATTTTTTTCGAAGTTCCAAAAGATAGTTGTCTACTGCCTTCGTAATATAGCTTTTTAAATCTTCGTAAGAGTATCCGGAATCATAAGTTATTTTTGTCTTTATATTGGCCTCTGTCTCTCCTACTCCCGAAATAATAACCCTATGCCCGATTGGTGCAATGCCAACTCCATCACCACTATTCGCCACAGGATCCACTTCCGTCTGAACCGTATTAATAACGTCGCTTGAAGGTGTACGATAATCGCTACCTATGATTGTTATCGCTATTTTATCTTCCGGAGCCGATACTCTGTTAAGCTTGCATCCATATACGCCGCTCATTTCTTTGATTCGGCTTTTATAGTACTCTCTGTTTCCTGCAAAGCCACGATAATTATATGTGTTCAGAATCCTGGCCCTATAGTTTTCCACTTCTTCCTGATCTGTAGCCTCAAGAGTACATTTCAGGATTTTGCCCCATTCAAATCCGTCTACAAATTCAATTGGTTCTAAATCTCCCAGTATTCGGTTTGGTTCCGATCCGGGATCATCGCAGCCAAGTCGATATGTGTGTTCTTCATCGCTGATCACATTGAATACTGTGTAGTTATATTCATCACAATTCCATCTTGATCCTTCTGGTACTGCGCAGTTGAACTGTGCAGTAAATTCAGCATATGTAGCCTCATTGATATATACGCCTCTTTCATTTCCATTTCGGATCAGATGTTCTAAGTCCGCCGTATCTGCATACATGTTCTGTTCAAGCCCGGACAGGAGCAGATAAGCTTCTTCCAGGCGTACCGCCTGTTTCGCACAGGCATTAAATATCAAGCTGCCTTCTGATGTATCTACATCATCAGGCATATCTTCCATCATTTCGCGCATGATAGTTTCGTAGGTCATATCCTCATACATTTGTGCTCACCTCCCCGTCTCCAAGTGATGTTATAAGCGAAAATGATATGGTTACTTTCTCATCATTTTTAACACATGAAAAGTTTTCAATTCCCGTAATGTATGGATTTTCCATTAAGCATTCCTCTGTCATGCGCTCCAATTCTGACTGTATTAATTCCTGCGAATAGCTTTTTCCTACAAGCTCATCATATTCTTGACCGTAATCATCAGAATATATGTAATACCTATATCGTGCGGTATGTAGTGCAAGCCATGCCCATACAAGTATGGCATCAAAACCTTCCACAATTTTCCCGGAAAGTTGTCCTGTTTCGAAGTTGATTCCATACTCTTTAGGAATGTATTGCTCTTCCTGTATTTCATTTTCTTCCGCATCTATAAAAGGAAGCATCATTCTGGCTCCACCACCTTTGCAATTAGAATGTATTTTTCATAATTGTATAGTTTTAACATGAGAACGATGTCTCCTTCTTGTAAAATATTTTTCTCATATTTTTCCATGGTCGTATTATGACTGTAATCCGTCATATACTCAGCTGACGATTTAGGTTTTAATGTGTGCAGGAATACTTCCTTTTCAGAATTCAGGCGCAAATTACAATCTATTAGATAATCCTCTTTCCTTAATGTCATTGTGTCTATTCTAATCTTCCCTGCATCCATCATAATTCCAAGCTGAGGTACTGGGGCATTATAGAATGCTCCAGCTTTTCTCATTTGTTCCACAAACCGTTCATATGTATTTATAGCCCTTGGTATCTTCCTCCATTAATGGCTGCCGTTACTTTCTTTCCCTGCCACTGGCTTACATTTAGCAACGCCCCTGAATTTGAGTAATCACTTCCGCCCATGCTCTCCCATTCTATGATAGACCATCCAGAAGCAGGGTAATCCTGCCAATGTCCGTAAGCACTGCCACTGCTATCTCCTGCGTTTTTTTCATCTGCAACAAGACAGTTTAGTTTTATACCGCCCTCTAAAGTGAAGCTTATAAGGTCGCCGCAGGAGCCAAAATACGAACCCACTGCAACAAGATAGCAGCCGTCTACGGTTGCTATACCATGGTCGCTTGTACGCCCTTTAGCGTTCCATAAATCCGCAACCCGTCTCTGCATGGTCTCACCATCCCAACGGCTGTACCAATATGGATATATCGTATAATCCCATGGGCATATACCGGACTGTTGTAGCCCTGCCGGTATTGTTTTAGAGGTGCCGGAGATTGCCATACCGCTTCCGGCTGTTGTTGTCGTCGCAACCGGATAATCAATATAACAAAAGCCGTATACGTCACTTCTTCGATTTCCATATTGCTTTCGTGCTGCAAGTCCGCCTGTTGCACCGCTTGTATTTCCCTCAATAGACACATAATCGTTGATTCCCGATCCGGAAACACTTTCCACCAAGCCTATATGGCCTCCTCCACCCGGTCCGTACACTACCAGTGCGCCAGTTTTTGGCGTTGTTCCAAATTTCCCCCTTGCCTGGTACCATTGTGTCACCTCAGAACAGCTTGCAGTCTTTCCTCCACCCATAAATAGGTCTCCATGTCCAGATTTATTGAAAACTGACCATTGAAAGATACAACACCACGCAACTCCATTATACCCATAGTATTGCGTAGCTTCATTCGTACTTCCTGATATTCCGATCCATGCTCGTGCCTGATTTAGTACATCATCCAGCGCATTACTGGTCGTTGTACTGTTGCCACTTGTAGAACTTGCAGTCTGTTCCTGGTCTTCTTCCTGGATATCCATCACATTTTTAAATGCAAGTTCCAGAGTTGTGGTATATATGCCATCACTCCATTCATGACTATCATTTTCTATCCAAAATTTTCCCTTTAGTCCGGTTCTAGAATCCTCTATAATCACGCCTAATCCTGAGACGCATCTATAATCTCCTATCATCGTAAGATTCGCTGTTTTATTTATGCCTTGCAGTTCTGCCTTGGCTTCCATTTTTCCATTTCCACTATCCACAGATATCGCATTCTGGAAGACTCCGTATTTCTTTATCCAGTTTGAGTTGCTCACACTTCCAATTTTGTTATTATTTGAATCATAGATATATACACGATTAACCATGCTCTCCAGGTCTTCTGTGTAAGAAGAGTCTGTGATTCTTTCTCCCTGCCTGATGTGAAAATTAGGAATAATTTTCCCTTTCTGGATAACCTCCAGCTTATCACCGTTCATCTGTGCGATATATTTCTTTTTGTTCTTCCGATATGCTCTCGTATATGCAGCCATAATAATTTCGTAATACGGCCGTTCCTGAAAAAATATCTTAGAAATAGGTATTTTGGTTTTTGCTATGGATCCAGTTTTTACTTTTACATCTTTGCAAATCATCTGGGTTATTTTTTCCGGCGTTTTGTTTATGATCCTATAAGTTCCGCTCGATCTTAAAAGATGCATCATTCCGTCCGTTGCAGTATATTGAAGCTCTCCTATTTCGGATTTTCGTTCTCTCTGCGTTACAATTCCAATGAACTTTATTTTTTTATTATCAGGATATCCCGGATAAAATATAATTTTATCCCCTAATTTTATATTCAGATTTTTAACTTTCTTATCATTCGGACTATATGCCACACTGAAAGCAACTGTTCTTGCTGCCTGTTTCGCGCTTCCTGTCCATGTAACTCCTGTTACGAATCCGGATATATTTGTATCTTTCCACATTAATTTCATGGTATCACCAACTTTGTCCCGTCAAAAATCCACCAGCCTTTTACTCCACCTTTAGAACTGCTTTTGAGTCCATGCTTTTTTGCTGCCTTTTCTATTGCGGTTTTATTCGCCTTGTAAATCTTATCTGCGTAAGATCCTGAACCATAATATTTTTTCGCTATACTCTGAAGGGTATCTTTTCCTTTTACGACATGTGTCTTCTTTTTTTTCTTCGAATCTGTTCTGGTATTGTTTTTTTCAGGCTTCTTTTTATCTGTTACTGGTTCCAGTACTGCTTTGACTGGTTTTGTATATTTTGGTGGTCTATATTCTTTCAGTGCCAAAGAATATTTTATATCTCCTGTCCCATCTTCTTCCGAAAACACAAACGTTTGAATAATCACAGGTTTATTTATCTTTGTTCCGGTTATAATAAACTGCAGGTTTTTATCCTGCCAGCTTAATATCTTTTTAACATATTCCCATGGATTTCTATCTTTTGGATAATCCGCAAAAGGATAGTCGCATGCAGGAAAGAAAGATTCAAAAGAAAAAGTTTTTAGTCCTTTTTTTCCAAGTATGGTTACTTCTCCTCTTGTCTGTACATTCACTGTCTGATGCGAATTTTCTTGTGTTATCTCATATGACGACGGGCGGATGGGAAGTTGTATAGCATCCTTCCCGTTTTTAATCCAGTATTCCCTTTTAATCCTCCTATGCCATCTGAGGCATGTTTCCTGCAGCTGCTTCGATTTTTCTCACTATCGCCTCTGCAATTTTGTCAATATCTGAATCTTCTCTTACCACAATGCTGTCTGCTAACTTGGCAATCGTTACGGAAAAGTTTTTCTTTGACTCCTGGCGTGCCATACGAACAGATTCATCATGAGGATAGACCCTGCTGCCAGATGGCAGGTCAACGATTTCTCCGCCTTTCTCACTTATCTGTACAATACCACCTTGCCAGTTGTTTGTTCCTTTTGCAAGAGTCGGAATAGTAGGAATGTTAAATCCTATATGTCCTCCTCCGACAACATCAGGGAGAGTTACACTTATGTTATTGATCGCACTTATCGCCCTATTCACAAGAGTGATGACTGCATTGATTGGTGTTTTTACAAGGGCTTCAAGTGTCCCAAAAATGCTCCCTACTGCATTTACGATTCCTGTCCATGCCTTTTCCCAGTCTCCCTGAAAAACACCCGTAAGGAATGTGATAATTCCCTCAAGTACTCCCAGAACATTATCAATGACTTCGCTCACGCCATTAAACCATGCAACAACATAATCTCCCGCTGCCGCCCAAACTACCTTAAACACTTCTAACAAAGTATCTTTTAAATATGATCCAATTTTCATGCATATATCTATAAACGGTTGCAACTGTGGTTGCACTGTCTGCCAAAACTCCACAAACCTCTGTCCGATTTTTTTTATGATAGGTTGAATTCTATCCCAGTTTGAATAAATTAGTGCAGCTCCTGCCACAACAGCAGCAATTGCTACTCCGACTGGGCCGGTTAATATTGTCGCTAGTCCCGAAAATCCGGTCGCTCCCGTAAGTCCTGTAATAAGGCCTGCTATCTTTCCAAAATTCGAAATTACAGTCCCTATTCCCGAAGAAATCTTTCCGAACCCCATGAGCATTGGTCCAGCAGCTGCCGCCACCATTCCAAATTTTACTATTGTTTTCTGTGTAGCTGGTTCTAATTTATTCCATTTATCTGTAAACTTCTGTATGAAGCTGATACCTTTTGTGACATACGGAATCAGTTGATTTCCTATTGGCTGCAAGACGTCCACCTGTATCGTTCGCCAAAGTCCTCCCAATGCACCTGATAATGTGTCATATTTTACATTTACTAATTCTTCAACAGACTCCTTGCTTTTATCTATGGCATCACTTGCTGTTGACATAGAGGTTATAACCTGAGGTCCCAAATCTTCCCACATGGTTCCGAACAGGTTTACTCCGGCCGCGCTCTGTGCTATAGGATCATCCATTTCTGCAAGACCTTTGATTACTTCGTTGAATGCTTCTTTTGCAGAATCTCCTCCAGCTCCGAATCTCTCTGCCATTTTTGCCACATCCATTCCGAGGGCTTCAAATCCCTGCTTTGTCGTATCTGAACCATCTATTGCTCTGATAGAGAATTCTTTTACGGCATCTCCGACTTTATCCAGGTTAAAAGCACCATTCTGAGCGCCATTGGCAAATATGGAAAACATGTCTTCTGCATCCAGTCCTAGCTTCTTAAACTGCACAGAATACTCATTGATACTGTCTATCATTTCCCCGGAATAGTCCATTCCTGACTGTGCTCCCTGGGTGATCAGATTAAACGCCTCTCTTGCAGATACACCGTAATTTTTTATCAACGTATCTGCAGCTCTAGTGCTTTCCGCGACATCATATCCGAACGTGTCTGAAAGAGTATAGGCATATTCTGTACATCTCTGCAGGGCAGAATCATCCAGATAGGACATATTCTGATTAACCGTTGCCATTGCTTCTGCAACATCATTAATGGATTCGCCGAAATTATCCTTGTAGACATTGTTGATCATGTCCTTGTATTTACCCATCTCTTCTGTTGCTGTTCCGGTTGCCGCTGCAAACTGCCGGAAGGCATCCTGTGAATCAGAGGAGAATTTGACTGCGGCCGTTCCAACGGCTGTTAGCGGCGCAGTGACCGATTTTGTCAGAGTTTCACCGGCTGCAGTAAACGCTTCGCCGGCATGGGCAAATACATCAGCAACGTTGTTAAACCGTTTTTCCAGGTCGCGTGCCTGTGCTGCTACTTCCCTTGATGGATTGCTAAAATCATCAATCAATTTTACGACTGCTGCAACTGTCTTACCTGCCCTTGTTTTTCATCTCCTCTTTTATGTCCTGCAGTTCCTGTTTCAAAAAAGCGCGGGTGATTAGTCGTTCTCCCGCGCCCATTTTGTAGTATTTTGATGGTTTCCACTTCTTTAGGCGGAACAATGCATAAGCTATGCTTGCTTCGCTGTCCACCTTTATGAGTTTTTTACCTCTTCCTCTGCATCTTCTCCAAGCCCTGAGAGTTTTATGATCTCTGCGGCAATTGTTCCGGACTCCATTCCGAATAAAATAGCAGCAAGGTCTTTCGGGGTAGATGCTCCAAAATGGTCCATCAGATTTTTGTCTGTCAGGCACGGATCCACAACGCCATGCACACAGCACATTAAATTAAAATCATATGTAGCATTTACATCGCGATTTCCTTTTTTATCGAAGAGCATGGCCTGAAGAGCATTGTATCTCTTTCCAGACAGTTCTCTGATCGTAATCTCAGCATCTTCTCCCACTAATTTAGCCAGTTTTTTTGATCTGATCTTTTTGGTTGCTTTTTCTGTTGCCTTTTCTTTATCTACACAAAGTAATTTTTCAATTAAATTCATGTTTTATCTCCTTATACGTCTATTGATTCCAGGACTTCCCATCCCGAGAAGCTGAATGGAATGGATTCTTCCAGGAGCTTTCCTGCTTCCCAGTCTGCCAGTTTGATTTCAGTGAATACGACATCGTCAAGGCGGATACGTTCTGCTCCGAACGCTTCCGGATCTTCGATGTTTGAAATAATCGTTGCTCTTGTTGCTTTTCCTTTTTTCAGATTATCCCCGATCTTTTTAAGCATGTACGAAGTCACCTTATTAAGTTTTAGTGTTCCACTGCATGTGATTCCAGTTACTTTATACCCTTTTTCCAGTGTTCCGGTTCTGGTCACTTCTGTTGTATCCAATTTTACTGTTGCTTCTAAAGCAGTTGTTTCTGCCATGTAGTCATTATCAATCCAGCATTCCCCAAAGGTTCCGTTAATGACTCTGTCCGGTGTATAGTTGTCCCTTATTCACTCCTCCTTACACAGTGATGTTCAGATTAATGTCTTCCATTACGTCCACCAATGTAGCGGATGCTGCCAGGAAAACCTTTTCGTCTGTATACTGTTTCTTGATTTCTGCCTCACTCATTGCTTCTGCTTCATCTCTTGTTACACCCTTGTTTTTAATGATATATTCCTTGATTGCATCAACATCCAGGTCAATTGTGTAACCCTCAATAATTCCATTTCTCTCCATTTCTGCCAGATAGGAATTAATTGCTGAAATAAGTAGGCACTTATTTGCATATGTATTCGGGTATTTCCCGATATAATTGTCTTCTGCCAAAAGAACAAGGTCATCGTGGATCATGTCCATGCTTTCAACTACACGGATTTTTTTCCACGGGTTCCCTTTTCCTTTGCTAACTGTCTGTAAGGAATTGACTCCCCGTCCAACTTTTACTTTTTCGCCATCATAATAAAGGACCAGTTTTCCAGCGTCAATTTCTGCGTCCAGTTCGGTTTTTTTCTTTTTCTCACACTCTGTTACATCATCGAGAATTGCGTATGTTGCAGAACTCTTATTAGATGTACCGGCGAGCAGTCCTGCAATTCTTGAACAGAAGGATTCTGCTGTATACTCTTTCTCACCAACTTTTACGCTGGCTGTAGCATAATTTATAATTCCTTCATTATCTGCTTCTGTTTCCGGAAGCACTGCTTTAACCTTATTTCGCTCATCACGCTGATCTTTTACCCATGTCACAATGGTCTCTGTCTGCGTGTCCGTCTTTGCTGTCGGACAGCACAGCCAGGTAACCTTTTTGACTGCGAAATAATTCAGTGCCGCTTCGTAATTCTCAGCGTTGGAACTAAGAACATACAGTACGATTTTAGCAGGTGCTGTATCGTTCCCAACCAAGGCGAGTTTCACTTGCTCTTTATTTGCATCGCTCAGTTCTTCCGGAATATCTTTTTCTTTGTAAATCATAGCCGGATTTGTTGCCGGCACTTTCGCATCTTTTACAATCATTCCCACTACGCCGCGTTCAGATCTTCTGATTGTGTTTCTTGCGGCTGCAGTAAAAATAATATTCATTACTGGTAATCCCCTTGTTTTACCTCCTGTGATAATTTCAATTCTTCCATCAATTTGCTACTATCCGTTCTTGGAATTACATCCCAGAACTCCACATCAAACTGGCAGACTGGAATGTTTGCGTTTTCGCCCTGAAAGTTTAGATCCATGTTGCTTGTGTTCAGTCTCCTGTTGCCAATCGTCAGCTTCTGCCCGAACATTTCTTCCATGGCCGCAAAAAAATCCATTCCGTCTGCTTCATTTGTGTGTTTTTGAATAAAATCAATCTCCACTTCAGCATTCTTGTGGAATGCGTTCTTTGTGGATTCAGAAAACGTCTGTGTTATATACACAAAGAAAGAAGGCCGTGTGTAGCCTTCTACGGTGTCTGCTCCGTATATCTTCATATCCGGAAATCTTTCTTTCAAAGCGGAATTGACCGCTTTTTTTATTTCTTTAAGTGTCAAGTCCTGCCTCCCTCAATATTTCATCCAGCAGTTCCTGTCCGATCAGCTCGGCGTGATCCGCACGTTGTGCCATATATTTTGCAACTGTCTTCTTGCCCTTGACTTCTCCAACCTGCCTCAGTCCTTTTGTTTTGCCTTTGCTTTTATGGGTTATCATGGCGTGTCCTTTTTCATAGAGATGGTAATGCGGAGCTGAAGATGTTACTGCAACAGTCATTTTACTTCCAGAACGAATTACTTTTCCCTGGCGAAAGCTCTGCGCTAATGGTTTGGGCTTTTCTTCACTTCTGGGGCTAATATAATGATGCCCTTCTGCCTCTGAATTAACTCTACCTTTCAAATCCTTGGCAATATTTCGTGCTTCTTTTTTCAGAACCCTTTCTGCAGATGCAGGATATTGTTTTGCTGCGTTTTCCATTGACTGAATCAAATCAGAGGTGTCGAAGTCAAAGCTGATACTTGACATCTTCGAACACCTCCTCACACTGAATTTCCAACAGTTCCCTGGCATCATTTACATCCAGCGGAGGACCGGCAATCGCATATGTATGTCCTTTATACAGGATCCTCATATCTGTTGTTATGTCTTCCCTGTATCTGACATATATACGATGCGTAACCTCTGGCTTTAGTTTCCCCATGAAGTTATATTCTGAAGATTTATATGGCTTTACAGTTCCCCAGACAGTTTTGTAATTCTTCCACTCTGATTTATCCTGTCCCATATCGTCTTCTTTTACTTCAAGGCGTTGAAAAATAATGCGTCTGTTCAGTTTTCCTGTATAAATCATCTGATCACCTCACAAGAAGTTTACGCAATACATTCCTAGGATAGTCTCTGCCGTTTTGTTCATGATATTTTTATCTACCTGCAGCTGCCGGTTATCGTACATGTCAGCAATCAGCATGAGGACTGCGATCGTAATATCCTCATGCTGATCCAGCTGCTCCTCTGTAAGTCCTGTGTATCCTTTGCAGTATTCTACAGCTGCGGTTTTCATGGTCAGGATTTCTCTGTTGTCAGCCTCTTCCATCTCTTTCGGATCTTCCCGGATGTGCTGCCATATATCTGCAGTGGTCATTTCACTAATCTTCATATTCTAACCTCATTTGCGCCGGCGCAATTCACGCAGATGCCATAGTTAATTTTGCAATCTTCTGTGCATCCTCTACCTTTGTATCAATTTCCATCCAGGCTACTACGCCAACTGCATGCTGTGTTGCGTATTTTTCCCTCAGCACTTCGATATTTGCATCTTCCGCTACTTTTACCGCTAATCCGGAGAAATCGCCGTAATAAACAGTGACAGCCTCTGCTTCCATCTTCGGCATTGCATCAGAACAGTATACGTCTTTTCCCAGGAGAGTGTATCCCCATCTGGCTGAAACATCTCTGTTCAAAAGATAATTTCCGTCGTTATCTTTTAATTTTCTGATTGCTGTTCTGGTTGCTTTGTTCATGATCCAGACAGCTCCGGACTGATAAGTATCCGGAATGGACTCCTGTACATCGATCAGTTCATCAGCTGTGACTTTTGCTGCTGCCGCCGCTGTAGTGCCACGAGTAACTTTTGTGAGTCCTTCTGCTTTTCCAGATGTTCCGATCAGGCATTCATGTTCGATAAATACGGAAATCGCTTTCGCCATGTACTGAATAATTTTATTTAATACATCGAATCCGCTGTTGTTGATCAATTTCTTTGAAATTACAGTAAGTGCTCCTGCAAGGAAACCGCTCAGAGAAATGCTCTTGAATGTTCCGGATGCGCTTGTAAGTTCTGTAAACTCATCTGCGTATGCCATCTTAATAGAACTGGTGTCTTCATCATAAAATGGGATGCTGATGGTCCCACCGATGTTATATCTGTCTGCCATACTGTAAATCGGGCAGATTTCTACTACTTTTTCAATGATCTTGTTTACGATCGAAGACGGGATCACCGCACCATTGTCTGTATAGGTAAGGTTTGTAGCTCTCTCATTGGTAATTGTACCTCTTATATAATCTACAAATGCTCTCTCTTCTACGGTCAGGGTGTCGCCTTTCTCCTTACCTTCCTTCTTCGGATTTCCAAGATTTCTGGCTCTTTCTTTTGCTTCGATTGTCTTGTCAATGGCATTGATTTCTTTTTCAATCTCATCAAAACGAGTCTGTTCTGTTTCTTCGAAGGCTCTCTGTTCTTCCTGTGCTTTGTTCAGGATTCCTTCCATCTCTTCCACGAGAGCAGTTCTTTTTTCCTCCAGGCTTTTTAATTCCTCTGCTCTTATCTGCAGATATCTTCTGGCAGCTACTCTGAATGCTTTTTTATTTGTGATTTTTCTTTTATGACTCTTCCTTATTTATTTCCTCCTAATCGTCTGATTGTCTCTTCATACTTTGAGTAATCAATTTTTTCTTCCGGTTTATTTGAGACTACCCTGGTTTCCAAAGTTCTTACTTCCAGAACTTCATTTCCGTCTGCACGCATCTCTATTGATGTGCTTGCATAACACGGGACTTTTCGGTTGTCAATGATCGACACCTCTTTCAAATCCATGTCTTCCACAAATCTGCGTTTCAGGCCGGAATCTGTATCCTCTTCTTTGGCTGCTCTCTCAATAAATCCAAAGGACCAGCCTCTGAGCTCACCTTTTTTCGCTTTTTCGATCACTTCTGCATCTGTGATTTCCGCAATCGCCCGAAGTCCAATATTATCTTCAAACAGCTGAAGGTTTGTTTTGGTACTTCCAAGTTCCCTGCTATAATCATGGTTTAACAGGATCTTGATCTCATCAGCACGTGAGATTGCCCTTTCAAAAGCTCCCGGGACGATCTGCTCAATGAACTGTGTCCCGCTTCTGTCCCGGATGGGTCTGCTGTCTCTTGCAACCGCGTTTACATATCCATCAATTGTGACGGACTGTTCTCTGATCTCGATTCTCCTTACTCATCGCCTCCCTCTTTTAATCTTTCCAAGTCTAATGTTTTGCTTGTATTAAGCACGATCACTTTGTTACTCTCCGGATCATATAATCCATCCTGAAGCCCTAATTTAATGAATTTCATTCCCAGTGGTGGCATATTTTCCTTCTTTCTGACCTCATCTGTCTGAAGGAATCCTTTTTCTATTCCGATGCTGTATGCGCTGTATCGTTTGTCGATGTCGCCTTTAATCAATTCAGATATATCAAAATCAAAGAAATATGTCTGTTTTTCCGATTCAAGCAACATTGCTCTGTTTAACGCAGTCCGAAATTCTGCCAGCAGGTTTGATAATTCATATTTTATGAAATTCTTTTCATCCTGTTCACCGCCATTTCCATTCAAAAGTGACGGTGGAATCCCCATGACCTTGCAGATCTCATCACCGTTTGTCTTTTTATTCTCATTCAACTGCATTTCTACAGATGTGTTGGATGCTTCCTGGAAGTCAAGTCCTTCATTTAAAATTACAACACTCTCCGTGTTGTTTGAATACAGATTTCTCCAGGCTTCTTTCAGAGCATCAATCGCTGCCTGTGACAATTTTCGCGGAGATTTTATGAAACCTTTTTTATTTCCGCCTGTTGATACAAGGGTTTCCTCAAACTTCAGTGAATTATATGCTACTCTTAAAACCCTCTCATTCTCTTCTATGATGCTCTTTCCTTTCGCCCCGTCCTCTGTATTTCTGAGAAGTCGTATGAACTGATAAGGTTTATAGGTGTTTCCCTGCACCAGGATATCGTAATCTTTAAAGATCACATCCGGATTCTCGTTGAAGCTTATGTTCTTTTCCGATACATACCGGAGAGAACGTATTTCATTTTTGACTTTATCTATAAAAATATAGCCGCCCCGTCCAAGAAAATAATCCAAAATAACTGCCCGTTTCATCTGATAGGCATCCAGTGTATCCCCTGTTTCGGAATTCAGCAGAACTATTCTGTTATCATCCAGGACTTCTGTTATCCGGTTCGTTTCCCGTTTGTACATCCTGATCGGAACTGCTGCCACCGTCCCTGCGATTTTATTTAAGCATCCCGCCAAAGATGGGATATTCACAGCTCTCTCCCGGCCAACAGACTCTCCTGACAGCCACGCTCTCAAAATCGCCGCGTCCACTTCCGGCTCCTGTGCCGGATCTGCTCTCTTTTTTCGTTTCCAAATTCCCATTTTTCTGGTCCTCCTATGCTGTTTGTGCAACAAAACTGTCGTCATTAAGTAAATACTGCTGCAAGAGGTACATTGCATTGATCAAAGCAACTACCTCATCCACTTTTCCTGTTGATTTCTTTTTGTTAACATATTTATTCAGGTTTGTATCTTCTGTACATCTTGCATTCTGGAAATTGATCTCCAGAAGCCTGTTTTCTTCGTACCTGAAGCGTTGCTGTAAGATCACCTCTTTCAGCCATTTTGTCGGCTGGTGCAGGACCGAGCTGTGCTGCTTGATCTCTACACACTCCAGACCTTCTGCTTCCATCTTCTGTACGCTGGATATCGCATTGTATCGGTCATATCCAACTTGTTCCACAGTCACACCGTATCTTTCTTCCAGTGCATGTATCACGTAATCTTCCACAACGCTGTAATCAATCACTTCTTCTCCACATGCGATACACTCGCCTTTATTGATCAACCTCTGGTAATCCACATGTTCCTTCTGTGTCTTTATAGCAGTTTTATCTGTTGGGATAAATCCCATTACCTTTGCGTAAACGAATCCGTCTTCTTCTGTCACCATCGCTACTGCAGTATTGTCATCCGTCTGCGAAAGATCCACGCCCACCCATACCCGGCGGCCAATCCACCACTGTGAATCCAATTCCGTTTTACACAATTTTACTTTCTGGATATCAATGTATCCTTCAACTCCAAGTCCTTTGTAAAGGATATTGTTGTGTTTGCAGAGATAGTTTTCCCGTTTATTCTCATAGAGTATTGCCAGGGTACGTTTCTTTTTTATCTCATCAAAGATATATTCGTGGGATACTGCTACCGGATTGCTCTGATATATGGCTCTGTCGTCTTTCTGCCAGACTTCTCCCTGTTTCAGATCATCGTCAGGCTCATAGAGCAACGCAAAATACCTCCGGTCATCAAGCAGACCGTCCAGGGTCTTTTTCGCAATGTCTATTTCATCGATCATCACATTATTATCATTCGGGTATTGTGTACTGATAATGATTCCAAGTTTGTTAAACAGTGTGATCTGTGATGATCTCATCGCTTCTACGGGATAATCGTCCAGTGCTCCTGCTTCATCCGCGAGATAAGCATTTGCCAGCTTTCCATCCATGCCGTCCTGACTATATGCGAGCGGTGTGTATTCATTTTCGTTAAGCAGACATATGATCTGGCTTCTCAGGATCTTAAACGCTGGTTCGTCTTCATCGTACAATGCCGGAGAAACCTTTATGATCTTGCGGATTGCGTTCTTCAACTCCGATGATAACTGTAAATCCGGTGCAACAGAAAAGAACCGGGAGAAATCCGGTTCCGTAAGCATCAGCAGAATGAATATCACTGCTGAATTGAAGGTTTTGAAGTTTTTTCGTGCTATCTCAAGCAGAATCGTCACATAAAACCGGCTCTTCTGTTCTGAATTTTTACAATATGTACACAGACCAGCCACGATCATAAGCCATGCGTAATCTTCCAAGCCGTCATAAATACTGCATCTAAGATCCGGGTGGACCATTAATTTTAACAATTTGCATACTTTCTCGTACTCCTCTTCATCTACATAAGCATCTGCATCGTATCCTTCTGCAATATACAGCCAGCTCTCAGCCTGTTTTTTCACATATTCAGGAACTTTTCTCTCCTGCTCTGTCACACACCACAGAGCGTACTTATACGCTTTTCCATCTTTCATTTACTTAACGCTTCTTTCAATGGATTCACCTTCTTTTCCGGTTTCTTCGGAACAGATCTGAGAGATGCGGCAATCGTCATGATATTTTCTTTTTCGATGTCTGACAGCATTTTTCTTTTTGACTGAACCTGGCGATCCAGAGAGACCAGATTCTTCTGCATGGATGCTTCAATGCCGTAATATTCTCTCGGAGTCATTTCCTCATTGATGAGGAGATCTTCTTTTGCATCCTGAAATTCGCATAACTGCTGATAGAAACGTTCTCTTTTTTCTTCAAATTCTTTTGTTTCTGCATACAGAACACAGTATCTGTTGATCACTGCACCGTACATATCATCAAACTTGTCAATTTTTTGCAGTAGCTTTTTTAGGCGAAGAAATTCTTTGTGTGCTGTTTCATTATCCTTTACTTCCTGGCGTTCTTTCAGAGTAATGCCTGTAAGCAATGCTTTTTCTCCCTGTTCCCGCTGCCGAAGCTCTTTCTTGGTCCGGTGTGATTTTTTCTCCAATCGGATAATATCCGCAGTCTTTGGTGGTGTTGGCATTTCTTTCTCCTCCTTCCTTCCAAAATCAAAAAGCTGATGTGGGAATATTTTGTGTATCATGGGGCATATGTGGTCGTGAATCGTCTAAAATTTTTCATTTGTGCAAACCGGGGGGGATTACACCTTGTTCTCCTGCTGCCTTGCAAGCTCCATCAGCTCCATCCGTGGTATCTTCCCAGCTTCTGCCATCTCATGATGCCTGCTACACAAAGAGATAAGATTGCTGTTGTCTAATCTTTTGTCCCAGTCTTCTGCTACCGGAACAATGTGGTGTACTTCTATCTCCCTGTTATTATACTGCCGTGTAGTTCCATATAATTTTCTTATACAGATCTGGCACAGATAGTTATCACGTGTCCTGATATCCAAGCTCTTTCTCTTCCATGCTTCTGTGCTCCTGAAACTGTTCTGCTTTGTTCGTGTCTTTCTGCGTACAGGTTTCTCGCTGCACTGATATTTACTGTCATGAGTCTTTCCACAATACTTACAGCTTCTTAACATTTCGTATCCTTTCGTAAATAGCGGGAGATGGATTCGAACCACCGTTCCAGGCTAAGGAGGCCTGTAAGTTACCGTTACTTTATCCCGCGGTATTTTTGTATATTAAAAGAGAGCCTGTTTCCAAGCTCTCTTGTTAATTAATATTTCTGTTTTCATGGACATTCTTGGGTTCGAACCCAAGACCGACCGGTTATGAGCCGGTTGCTCTAACCACTGAGCTAAATGTCCTTAAAATTTAATTTTCGCGTTGCAAGCTACCGCTAGGTACTCTCGCCAAGTCTCACCACCTCTCATTCGTTTCGTTTTTTGAGTATGAAGAGCGGCTTCAAATTAAGAAGCCGCTCCTTTAAAAGAAGTCTGTTTTATTTTCTTCCATATCCTCTTTTACTTTTTACAGTGTGTCAATCAAAGCGCACACTCCTTCATATGATAAATGAGTGTTTCCATGATTCTTTTTATAACCCGGTTTTCCTGTAATTTCAACTGTAACGGAATCATTTGATATTATATCAATTTTCATTCTCTCATTTTTATCAATATCTACCAAATACATATAAAATCCTCCGACTATATTTTCTTTTTATTATACTACAAAACGCCCTATATTTCTACAGGGCGTTAAGAAAATGTATATTGGAGATTCTACGGAATTCATCCGTCTGAGTTCAGCTTACACTATAACATATGAAATCGTAACATATGTAACAATCGTAACAAACTTTAATTTTTTTCAAAAAATCTTTGAAATTCCATCTTTACACTACCTTCTGTGGCTTTTCTTCCCATCTTTCTGGCTACCTGCTGCCAGGTCAGTTCTTCAAATACCTTGTATTTTATGATTCTCTGCATTCTGGGAGGAATTGTATTTAACCACTCTTCTACATCTGTCTTTAACTGTTCTGCTTGCATTCTTCTTTCTTCCAGTACCTTCTGCCGATAACGCAGGTGACTATCATCTTTAAATGAAAATGTTGTTCCCTGAACCTTGAAATGTTGTGGGTTATAAGGAAATTCAGGGTTGCTTCCGGACACGTTTGTCTGTATCACTGTCTTTTTCTTTCTGTTTAGCTTCTTGATTTCCTCTTCTGTTTCTTTGATCAGCTCACAGGCATCTATGTACTGACCTAAGATATTCTTGTCCATCGGTATCGCTCCCCTTTCACAAATTCTTCAAATCTGTATCACATATTGCTCACATTTTCTGGATATATTATTACCTGTGCAGAGCAAAGAGTAATTGCAAATAAAACTTTTTTCTTTTTCATACTTTTAGCCGGGAGCTGTTGATAGTTCCCGGCCTCCTTCTTTTTATCGACTCCATTCCTTTCCAGATCCTAAATCTTTTATCCTGGTTATCTTTAATCCCATGCGGTATGCCATTGTTCTGAGTATGCAATAATCTCTATATGTATGCTCTGGCATATGATCTGCTGCCTGAATTGCTTTGCTGGCTGTCGGATCCGGATAGCCTCCTTTGTTCTTTCCTGTCATTCTTATGTCCTCCCACATAATTTTAAAAACCAGTTTCTTCGTATTTCCCATTCGGTCCATATTGGATCCTGTTTTGCAATGGCTGTATCTATCACTTCTATTGCATATCTATGACCAATTGCATAATTTCCATAATAAGCTCCTGATACTGCCCTTCCGGAACACTTCAGTCTTTCTGCTGCCTGTTTCAGCGTAACCGCCGGTTCTATAGTCTTTCCTGTCTTTATGTCTGTGATTTCATATAAATTCATTTCCTCTCCTCATAGAATCTGCATTCCTTGCAGTTCGTTCTGGCTGTAACATATTTGCCTTTGATGATGTGCATGTTCGGACAGGTTGGAAGGGTATATACTGCTACCATTCCAGCGTGCCCTGTACTATGTTTACATGTTTCTGCTCTTTGTGCTAAGTTCATATGCCCTCCTTAGATGTATTCTTCAATCAGCCAGTGAAGTACTTCCAACATACTCTTCTTTGTGATGCTGTTATGTGTAGGCATATCAATCACTTCCTGAATCGCTGTGAGCTTGTCTTCTACTTCTGTTTCTTCGTTATGGATATCCTTGAATATTGCAGTTGCCTTTCCTATGTTCATTTATTCATCCTCCAGATAGTTTTTTCCAAACGTCTTTACGAATTGTTCCCTGCTGCCACATTTCTCTTCAAATGCTCTCTGACCAATCCGCTGTAAAGTAATTCGGACTTCTTTATTTCTATGTGCGGCTATATCTGATGTTCTGTGGCATTCCGGGCAAAGATATACGGTTAAGCCATATTGCTCGGAGTATTTGCGATTTGCACTGCCATAAATGTGATGGCGTTCTGTATAGCCTGTTTTTCCGCAGATGAAGCACTGACCTTTTGCATCTCTGTCTATGATACTTTTGTGGTGCTTCTTTCGTTTTTTTCTAATGGTTCCTTTGGGGAATAATAATCCTTCCTGATTCATACCCAGCATCCTTTCATTGACGGTACATCAAATTCTGTTCTCTGGAAGAATATCCCTATCCAGTATGTCTGAATATCTTTCTGCAGTTCTTCCAGTGTATCTTTTACAATCACGGTATCTGTTGGTTTGGTTAATTCAAATATTCTGCCTATGGATTTCGTCGGATAATCTTCCGGGTGTTCAAATACTGCAATGATCGGAAATCTGATGTCCTCTAAATTTATCTCCTGTATCGATGTGACGATCTTATCCATTCATTTCTCCTTGAAATATTCCAGTTAAAGTCTTCTACTGCTCTGGTGGCTGCCTGTTTCTTCAGCTCTGCCAGACCGCCCCAGGGTTTGCAAAGAAAATTATGGAACCGGCGGCTACTGTAATGCATCCATCTCGGAGGATTCTGACCGGTTACTTTTCTAAATAATTTCTTTTTCTGTCTGAGATTCATTTTTCTCCTTTCCCCTTCCTGCGATCTGACAGGCTCACACAGGAAGGATGTATCTATGTGAATTTTAGGGCACCCTTAATCTTCCCAAGGTCTTCCGTTATGGTCTACTTTTCCGTTTAACCATTCATTCCAGAAGACCGGATCCAGAAGTGTGTTGTATGTCTTATTTGCAAACTGTCGCATAGCTCTCGCTATATACTCAGCTGTGCCATAAGCTGTTAACGTATCTATATACTCTTTTCTGGTCGTAGGTTCTGCTGCAGGTGGCTCTGATCTGGATTGCGCCGGCGCAATTTCCGGTTCAGGGTGAACATCATGTTTGGGTATCGGATTTGATACAGGTTTTGGCGTAGGTTTCGGAATCTCTTTTGGTGTTGGGTCGTGAGTTTCCTCTGGGATCCCGAAATAATTCTCATATGTTTTCGCTCCTGCTGCCGCTTCCGCAAATATCTCCTGTGTATATGTAAAAAACTGGTCCCAGGAGATATTCCTCATCTCTCCATTGAATATCTTGACTGTGATATCTTCCTGATGGAACATCAAGAAGACCGTTCCTTTTCGATAACTCATGCTGTCACCAGGGTTGACTATCTGTGCCATTTCCTTGATGTTTCCGGACTGGTATGCCTCACTGCTGTACAGGGCATTGAGGATTCCTGTCTTTTCCCGGAAGAATTCCTGGATCGTGGCGTGGAGCTTGTCCTCTGTACTCTGTGCAGATTTCCAATCTAAGAGATTCATCGGATTACTTTCATTTTCTTTGTTGAAGTCTTTTAATTCGCGGATGTCCTCTCTTTTATCCTCCGGATGAAAGATCTGCTGGTCTTCTTCCGGAAGCTGGAGCATTTCTACCAGGTTATTGAATTTGAATTCCCTGTACTGTTCCTTAAGCTCCGGTGTATCTCCCGGAACGGAATATTTCTCATATACTTTCATGAAACGGCTGACTCCTGATGGATTCATGCCATATTCTGTTCTGGCAAATTCTGCAATGGTGTTGTATCCATCGTGTTTATATGCTCCTGACTTATCTATGCGGGTCAGCTGCCATCCGATCCGCACGAAGCTTTTTACGATCCCTCCCAGTTCCTGTTTGATCTCATTCTTGCTCTGGATATAGTCATCCATACTTAACTGCATATATTCCATAGTATCCTCCTTATGCTATGCCTGCTGCCGGTACCTGAATCTTTATCTTCTTTTTTCGGATGTTCCATTTATACCGGTTCAGGACATCATTGATGGTCTCTTTATCCGGCTGTCGGTCATATTCTGAATAAAACTGGATGATATGGTCGTCCTTCAGGCTGATCTCTATGGTGTAGTAGGGCTTTTTCAGTTCTGATTTTTTTCGCAGGAACAGGATCCAGCTGACGCCATCTGCCATCTTTCTCATGTAGGTGTCACTGCTTCCCACGCAATGATGAAGGGTTCTTCCTTCGTCCATCAGTTCTTTACATGTTCCTGCCGGTATGATCATGTATTCCCGGTCTTCCCAGAAGTAGTCTTTCATGCCCGGAAGTCTTTCTTTTATCCGGTCATCCAGTTCCTTATATCCTTCCAGCCGTTTATCATCCTTTCTCTGATTTCTCACTTCTACCAGCTGATCGTGCCTAGCCTTTAAATCCTTTGGAAATCTCACAATGTCGTCAGTGGTATCGTATCCCTCTTCTCTTGCCATACGCAGGTAGTCTCTCCATATGATTGTGAATTTACTTGGAGCTATTTTCTGTTTCTTCAGATAGTTAACCATCCGGTTTACGCTTTCAAGTTCATTAAGGATATCCTGGCAGTCACTTATTTTTAAATTCTTTCCGGCAATCCATTCCAAGCTTTCCTGTGTAATCCGGATGTCATTGTCCTGTTCGTACCTGAGCCATCCCAGGATGGCGGCTCCACCGTTTATCGTTTTCAGCCTGTTTAAGTGGTTTCCGTCCAGCATCAGTGCTTCCTTGAGATTCCTTCCGTTTCTGTTGATCTCTGCCCAGTGATCATTTACGATATCTGCTGCCAGTCTTGTCAGACCGGCTTTTGTCAGATATTCCAGATAAGGGTGGTTGTAGAAGGATACGATATAGATGTTTACGTTGAATTTCATGCCTGCATTTGCAAGGATATCCATTCCGCTGTGTTCCAGTCCTCCGGCTTTTAACACTTCCGGAAGATTTCCGGGATACAGGTATGACGGAACAAATCTCTTTCCATGCGGTTTGTCCCAGAATTCCTGTGCAAACTCATCCGCTTCCGGGATTGTGCCGTACCATACTTTCCCCCAGGTTTCCCTTAGCGGCATGATAGCCCTGATCCTCTCAGACAGCTTTATTTCTTTCTCCCCTGCTGTCCATCTGCAGACTGCCCGGAACTGACGCTCCACCCACTTTTTACCATATTGCTGCAGGATGGTTACCATTGCTTTGGCTGTCTTTTCCTCCTGTCTGCTGTTTGTCGTTACCGGTACCTTGCATTTCGGGCATATGGTTTTTTCTCCATGCTTCCATCCACTCTTTCTCCAGCCGGCATAACCGCAGGCGGTACAGTTGAATACAGTCCGTTTCTCTTCTTTCTTAAAAAACAGGATGTTTCCCGGAAATAGTTTATCTTCTACCCACCTCTCTGCTTCCTCCGGCACACAGGGGACTTCTGCCATCATTTCATTGATTCTTTCCTGCTTCCGGATGTATGCCAGGTCTCTTTTTGTTTCATTCACTGTAGTCTCGTAACTGCCAATGCTGTAGGTATCCAGAAAGTCATATACCCTGTCTCTGTCTTCCTGTGTAGCCCACTCCATATCCGGGGTGCTGTGGTAAAAGTCGTTTTTCAAAACCGGCTGGCCCATGCAAAGTCTAAGTACATTTTTGAGCCCGCAGGTTGTCCATGTTTCATTTACCCATGTACTGTGGTTCTTTTTATCTGCAAAATACCGGGCTTTCAGTTCTCCTTTAACGAACAGGCTGATCTCTACTGCCCACTCTCCGTCCACTTCAATAAGCTGGCTTGCCGCAATCACACTGTCGGAATCTTTTACTTTTGGGACTGTGCATGGGATGCAGCGTAATAATTTTGTCCGCTTCATGCCTTTGTCCCTCCCATGTAGTAATCCCGGATCAGTTCCTTGGCTTTTGCCATGCCCGGAACTCCAAATGTCACCTTGCCGGCGCTGACTCCTGCTGCCTTTATAATCGTTTTATCTACCGTGATCTGGTTTTTAAAAGAATATTCCAACAGAACCGCCATGCATCCCTGCAGAGTCTTTCCTTTCTTGCGGATCTGGTGGGCGATCATCTCATTCTCCATACAGAGTCCCTTGATGTACTCTACCCAGTCCAGCATCAGTTCCTTAGGTTTTAATTTCATGCATTCCACATCGATCTTACCAATAGCTGCAGATGTGGAATCGCAGAGGGATGGGATGGCTTCTTCCAGATACATCTCTACATAATCATCCGGAATGCCGTTTTCCTTTGCCAGTTCTTTTAAGCTGTCCAAATCTCCTTCCTGCAGAAGATTGGCTGCCAGTTCATTGATCTCTGTGTATGAATTCATTTCTCCAAATTTATCAAACATTGTGTTCTCCTCTCCTTGTGTTAAAATTCCGTCTGGAATCTTACTGCATGACCGCTGAGCTGTTTATCTATCTCCTGCCAGAGGTCTGCATTTTTTAATTCCCGGTCCCCGCTTCTTTTCCATCCGTTTGTCTTCCATACGTTAAGGTTCTTATGACCATTTGCAAGATATTGGCAGGTTGTATGGATTGTGATCAGGGACGGTCTGCGTATTCTTTTCAAGGCAGCGATCAGGCCCAGCATGACAAGGCGGTGTGGTGTGGTATCTTCTGCTTCTTCTCTGCCGCTGATCGGATTCCCCGGACCTTTGGGGAAATCCTGGCTGGCAATGATGTATACGCACCTGCCTTTCTTTATCCTTGCGCTTTTATCACTGACGATAAGGGAAATATCTACTCTTGCCATTTTCTGGTCCATCTTCAAATCCTCCTGTCTATCTTTACAAGTGTGTAATGGCGGTATGCGTATCCTGTCACAGGATTGATCCCTTTTTTGATGGAATCCGGATCCACATAGTAACCTTTGGGGGCTTTGGGTTCTCTGACTACTCCATCTTTGTCTATCAGGGAACGTCTTTTTATTTCTTTTCTGGACGGTTCTTTGCGGATCAGGTTTCTGGACGGATGATATGCTTTTGCTTTTTCCGGTTCCCATTCCTGTAAGGGTGTTGCTATGTACTCTGCCAGATCTCCGTTCTTCAGGTCGTATACAACTTTCATGTTCGGATTCCCATGTGTCCAGAGTTCCCTGACAATCTTTTCTGTCCGGGTCTCTGTATTTGATTCGGCATTTAAGAGGATATGGATGTGGATCGCACCCCTCTTTCCTATCTGTGGTCTCCAGATATACTTTAAGATCCAACCGTATTTCCGGTATCTGGTCTGAAGCTGTCTTATGAATTTCTGCATATGCTTTATCATCTCTTCCCAGCTTACCCTCTTGTCTTTCTGATAGGTGAGTGTGATCCAGCTGTCTCCGGTTGTGAAGTTCCACTTTACCAGTCTCCTGAGTTCTCTCACCCTCTTCCACTGATTCTGCCTTATGATATCTTCCGGGGTGGGTTCCTTCTTCGGCTCCCTCTTCTGACCCCTTGCACCATATCTTCCTGTGTGCTTTTCCTCTACCTCTAAGGTTTCCCCACAATCCCATGTATCTCTTATGTATCCACACTTCATATGTCACCCCGGTGTCGTAAGTTTAATACCCTTAATCAAGCCCTGAAGGGACTTCCCTGTCCCCTGAAAAAGGTTAAAAATATAGCAGGTTTTCTCCTGCTTAAATCTTGACTTTTCGCCACCTGGATGTTATATTTTTTATAGGTTTGATATCCAAGTGGCAAAAAGTCACCCTGGCTCATGTATTTGCGTTACATGAGTCTTTTTTATTCTATGTGTTCGATCGGTCCGTAGAGGCTCTCCATTTCTTTTGCTCTCCGGAGTGCTTCTTCCATAGTTCCTACGTAACTTGCAAGTGTCTTGTTTCTGAACCTGACAATTCGGATGGTTCGCTGCTGATCCGAAGGAATTTTTACCGATTCTTTGGTTCTTCTGGAAATCCGTTCTACTTCCCTCATTCTTTCTTCTTCAGTTATTCTGTTCTCTCCCCAATCAGACTTTTGAGATACTGAATGCATTCTTCCGACCATTCTTCTATATACTCATTGTCTTTAAAAGCAAATACCTTTGTTTTTGTTATGATCGTTAATGTTTTTGTGTTTGTGTCATAGTTGTATGCCACATAAATATTCTTTTCTTCAGCTTTGAGTACAAGTTCCAGAATCTCTCTTATTTTGTCTCTGAACATGTTTCTTCCTCCTGAACTCTCCTGAACTGATCTACCGCCCAGTATGCGGATACTCCAAAGAGGATGTTAAACCAGACTGGGATGTCCACATATTTCCCTGCAAGGATGCAGAGGGCTATGATTATGTACTGTTTCATAATGCTTGTCCTTCTTTCTCCGCCTTAACCGGCGGCTTTTCTTTCGTAGTTCATATTCAGAAGAAGTTCATCCTGTCTCTGGATGAGCAGACATTTGATTTCTTCTTCTGACATATCACTGGCTTTATGCTGAATTCCATTAATACGG